AGTGTAATCACCAAAAATAGGCATAGAGCCGATTAATTGATTTACTTGCAAGTAGTCACCGAATGTAGAAGTGCTAGAAGCAATCAAAACGTTAGGATCAGAGTCTTGACAAACGTATAACCAACGTGGAGAAACAGAGTTGCTCCATTGTGCAAAGGCTTCTTTTTCAGACAATACGGCTTCCCAAGCAGTCATGAATGTTGCCCAGTTTTGATTCTGAGTCAAAATTCCAGCCATGAATGAGGCAGGAGTTGCTGCGTTAGCACCTTGAGATAAAATTGCGCCAGTTGCTTGAGTCAGCATCAATGCAGTTGCCAAAGTTCCAGTAGCTGCATAACTCATAGTTTGAGTTGCGCCAGTCGTATTTGTTGTAAATACGAAAGATGAGCTTTGTGAGCTATAAGTTACTGTGAAACCGGGGGTTGTAAAGGCAGCCTGAATGATTGTGGCAGCGTTGCTAAAACTGGTTGCTCCCGTCAAATTAATTGTTCCTGAGGTTTGAACAACACCAGCAACAGTAATCGACAAAGTACCAGTCAAAACTTGCAACTGACCCAAGGTCATGTTAGCCAATGAACCGCCAGTTAACCAGCCAGCAATCGCTGTCTCAGGATAACGAGTCATCAACAGAGTACCGGGAAGCTGAGTACCTCCTTGATAGCCATTGAAATAAATGTTTGCAATAGCAGCTTCAGTGGAGTTAGCACCAAAATAGCTTTGAACGCCAGCAGCGTTTGCGAATGTAAGGATTGAACCGTAAGGAGCAGCAGCATTTTGAGTAAGCACAAGACCGTTAAGGTCAACTGCTACACCATTAGCCGATAAAACTGACGGTACGACTTGGACTACTTGCGAAAAAGGAATGGTACTCATAAATTCTCCTAGGGTTTAAAGGTCTGGTCGATTGGAGCCAGTTCAATTTCCACCGCAATCATTGACTGCTGTGTTGTTGAAAGGATTGGGTTGTATTGTAAACTCGCTACCAGTTTCCATCTTTGCTCATATTGGGATTCTCCATCAATAAGCGGGATTTGAACAGGATCGTCTGCATACAAAGGCTGAATATTTGACGGGAAAATCTGAGTCGCATACTCATCTCGAAACAAAGCAACAGTTTGCATAGCCCAAGTTTGAGACTCGGGACCATAAAAATCTAATTGCATTGAATATCTTGTGGGGGTAAGAATAGTCTTTCCCTGTGGCACTGGTTGATAGCTGTCAACGTTAAACGAAATCCTATCCATGCCAGTGTTATTCATAGCCACAAAGCCAGTTTTAGGCATTGGGACACGATTATCTTGAGCTTGAACCACTTCTACCGTAGCTGGCAAAAATGATTTGAAAAACGTAACCATTGCTCGGAATACGTCTTGGTCATTAATATCTAAAATTGCGCTCATAATCAGTCTACTTGCAGGGTAACAATTACATGACACCAATCGGACCATGTTTCCATGACTTGAGTAATAAGCCAGTTACGATTGCAGCCACCCGGTACTTCAGGAAATACCAAAATATCGCCTCCTAGCTGATCTGCTCGGACTACGCCAGCAGCATTGCCATACATATAAACGGACCGCATTACACCCGTAATATTAAGCCCGTCAATATGCTTTAAATCGATTGCGCTTAAAGCTTGTACCTGAGCATCAACTGTCAAAGTAATCGTCTTAGGGGTGCGTTTCCCTGCGTCATCGGTCAAATAACCGTTTGACTGTATCCAATTAATTTTTTGATTTGGGTTTACCACTTGGGTAAATTTGTTTGCAATCCCACGAATATTCATTTTCCGCCCTTAGCCGTAAAGTCAGACCCTGCTTTATTTACACCATTTTGAACTGAAGCATACATATATCCAGTGTCAATTAATGGTTTAGCGGATCCTTTTGCTTTGATAGTTGCAGGAGCATTGGGAGGAGAATAAATGGTTGAAATTTTTGTTTGAATATCGGCAGCAGCTTGAATTCCAACTTTATCTAAAACATCAAAAGCAGACATTTTCCCCAAAACTACTTTAGGAATGCTTTTTTCAATGGTTTGGATCCAAGAGTCTTTTTTTTCTTTGACTGTTGGTTGAATAAATGGACGTGGAGGAATTCCTGACGCTGGCGATCCAAATTCTTGAATTGCTGCAACGTAAGCAACGGAAGTACCGTCTTCGTAATTATTTCCTGAAGGAAATCCAATCTGCGCTACCATGCCCTCGAATTCTTCAGGAACACGCTCAAGCGTTGCCATGATTTTGTCGAGGTTGAGTTGTTTCATCCAAAAAATCCACCAGCCCTACGGAACCCTTGATTCTCAGGGCTTCCACCAACATAAAGCCCTACGTTAGCGACCACTCTCAATAGAGCTCTTAACTGGCTGCCGTATGGGGTAGTTGCCAGCCACCAGCCAAAAGCAGTTTTAGCTGGAGGAGGAACCAAAGAAATGCTTACTGTGCCTTCAGAAGACCCCTGAACTACAACGCTCGGGGTCCCTGAATTAATCAAAGAAAATGATGCTGCCAAGTGAGCGCACATCAAATCGATAGCTAACTGAAGCTGCTTGGATTTGAAATTCCAAGGATAGTTATTATCGATATTGATGTAGGCAGTACCCATAGTCCACCAACTTTCGAGCTGAGCAGGTGGAAACAGTGTCGTATTCTCAAATTGAGGAAACTGGTTCCGAAACGCCTCATCGTCATAGGTTGGTGTAATGGATGTCATTTTTATTTATTTCCGACTTTTGGACCGTCTTCTTTTTGATAATCTGCGTCAGTCAATGGAGCAGATTCATCTTTTAGGTTCATGTCAGCAGCCACCTTTTCAGCTTCCGCTTTTTTGGCTTTTACAGTCACGAAACCTTCTTTTTCATGAGCCTTGAATGAAGGGTTCTTTTGGAGCTCCTCAAGGTCATAATCAGTAATCTCTGTTGATACGCCCAATGGGGTAATCAATCGATCATTCGCTACACCTGTCCCACCTTTGATGAGAACAGAATGTCCCTTAATAGGAACGTCAGCACCGCCTTGGATCCAATTCGTATAGAGCTGATCGTTTGCGAGTGTTGAAAACACATAATTTTTAGCCATTTTCGTTATCCTTTTTGATATTTAGAGAGACGGGGTTTCCCCCGTCCGTCTTATCTTACATCAGGTAGATTGGGCAGTCCATAAGACCGCCCTCTCTATTAGATGCCTGAATAACGTACAACAGCGTAAGGACGCTTGAGCAATACGCCAGCAGTTGCGTTGGCATAGTCTTCTTCGTAAGCCTTAGCCATTTTTTCCACGCCTAGGGCTTGAAATTTAGCTGGGACTACTTGAACCCATGTACGGCTGTCGTCAGAAGCACCATCTTCAACAGACTCAGCATAGAGGTAGAACACGTTTGCGCCACCGTTAGCCAAGTTCAACTGAGGAGCTGAAATCACACGCAGTTTTGGATAGGTTTTGTTTAACCAGTCACGAACTGAGATACCAAAGTCAGAAGTAACTGACAAATATTGGTATGAATTGGTTGGCAATGCCAATGTCAATTCTGCGTCTTCAGGGTTGATTGTGTCTTGAGACTGAGTTTGCAACTGAGCTGCAGCAACACGAATGTCAGCAACGATTTGCAAGAAAGTCTTGTTAGACCACAATGTTGAGCTACCTGTACCAGTTGCAGCAACAGTAACGTATGCTGGCAAGCCCGGATCATTCAAGAAACCGTAAGTCAAGTTGCTGCCGTTGTTGAAACCGTAGAAACCAACTAAGTTACGTTGAATTTCGAGAGCCAATGCTGCAGACGCACGTTTTTCAGCAGAAGTGCTGATACGAATACGAGCTGCACGAGCTTCTTCCAACATACCTACTTTGATGCCCTTTTCAAAACGGACAACAGTTCTGCGAACGAAGTTGGTATTCCAAGAAGCCAAAGGCACGTTTGTGTAATCACCGTAAGGAACGGCATTACCGATTGGCTCCAAGAGACCCTGAACGATCTCTTGATCTTCCCAAGAGCCAGTTGTAGTAATACCTACGAGCTCGTCAATTTTACGAGCTGCAGTGATTACTTTAACGAAGCCGGGGAGCCAGTTTTGCAGGAACTGAACTGGAGTCGTAATAGAAGGAGCAGTAACATCGCTTTGGGTATCCATTGCGTAGTTAGCCATTGCCTTGATATTTTGAGCGCCAAAGTTAATGCCGAGGTCTCCGAGTGCAGCGTAATCGGATACATCATCGGCTGACATTACCACCGCACCAACTTGGCGAGGTGAAAGTGAGCTGCGTTCGATAGATTTGTTCATATATCAGTCCTTATTAATCAGTGATACGGATAGCTGCTAAGCCAGTACCGCTAGTTGGGTAATTCCATACAACGCAGTTAGGAATCAAAGCGTT